GCATTATAACTTTCACCATCAGAACCAGTGATCTTTACCGGCTCATACTTGATAGCTTTACCGACAGCAATCGGTGCGTGCATCTCACGAATATTTCCAGTCCAGTTCTTAAACGCCTCCATTGAGGCACCGAACTCAATCAGATCACCAGCCTTATCAACATTATCAGCCGTGGCGATGCCTACGACAATACGCTGTTCCCTCTTGATCATATCAATGGGAAACGACAGGTTAAAATCTTCCATAGTAAACCAAGGATATCACAAAAATGTTTATTTTGTATAAATTAAATTCCCATCCATTGAAGGATTTCATTATCAGTCGATGACGGAGATGAACTTTGACTTGCATAATATCCAGTGTCCGCAATAAAGTATTGAATATCACCGTTTGTGTCTTTATAGAACAAAAAACCATCATAGTAATTTATGGCAAGCTCACCGTACTCCAGATCGGCTGGAGTATCAAACTGTGTTGCAGATCTTTTTATTTTGATCGTGTTAGCCATCTAATTACCTCAGAAAGTTCCTCCGTCAAACGTTACATTGTCAATAGTCCCGCCAGTAATAGCAACACTGCTAGCCGACTGAACTGCCATTGTACCAAGACCAAGATTGATTCTTGCGCCAGCGGCATCAGTTGCACCAGTACCACCGTATGCAACAGCGACAGCCGTACCTTGCCAAACTCCAGTTCCAATAGTTCCAACCGAAGTTAGGCTTGAGTTCACAACTGCGGAACCAAGAGTGGTTGCATTAAGAACACTGGTTCCAGCAATTGAAAAGTGTTTGCCCGAACCAAGATCAAGATGCTCCGAAGCCGTCCAAGAATCAGTTGCATCAACCCAGTTAAAGGTCTTGTCAGTCGTACCCTTTAGAGTGATACCGCCACCATCAGCAGTAGCGTCGCTTGGGGAAGCAGTAGAGCCAAGTTCAATATTCTTATCATCAACACTTAGAGTTGTAGAGTTTACAGTAGTAGTACTTCCGTTTACAATAAGGTCACCAGTTACAGTTAGATTATTACCGATAGTCACATCGCTGGGAAGACCAATCGTGACAGATCCGGTTGCACCACTTACTTCAATCTCATTTGAAGTTCCGGCAAGAGATACAACACCATCGTTGGTAATAGTAATGGTGTCGGTCCCTCCAACATTAGTTGAGATACCAGTACCACCAGTAAAAGTAATTGTGTCGCTTCCAGTAGTTACAGTTTGAGTAGTACCAGAATCAGCAGCAATATCAAATGTGGTTGATACAGCACCAACAGCAGTATCGACATAAGCAGTTGTCGCAACAGCAGTTGAATTATCACCTTGAGTTGCTGTAGTAGCGGAAGCTCCTGAACCTAGAGCAACAGTGCCGCTAAAAGTCTTGTTGCCAGAAATAGTCTGAGTCCCGCTCAAAGTGGTAAACGCACCAGAACCACCAATAGAAATTACAGTGTTTGCATCACCATTCAAATCCGTACCGGTGCCATAGTAGAGAACATTGTCTACTTCATTAAATGCAAGCTCTGCATTCTTCAGGGTAGTGGGTGCGCCGGTACCCCCAGTTGCCCTTCTTTTAATTCTGAGTACGTTACTCATTAGAAATTACCTCCATTAAATGTCGCACCGGTTAGTGGATGCGAATGATCTGCTCTTGCTGCAAGAAGACTTGTGCCAGCAGATCCAGTATTAGATAACTGAGCCGGAATTGCATCGCTTAGATTGACATAAACCGGAAGGTTTGCAGTTGCACTTGCAGACTGAATGACCGTAGCCTGCTCATTAGAATACGTAAGAACTGTGACATCTGTTGCACCAACTGTGAGAACTGTAGATTCCCCAACTGTTACTGTAACCGTTGTTACTTCTGCCGCCATTATTAACCGCCTGATACAACAGCGTCACCAAACATTAAAGTTGTGACAACGCTATCCGCTGTCTCTTCCAAGTCATAATAATATTTACCTGTCTTCAATCCTCTAGTTTGAGTACTTGATAAAGTTAAAGCAATAATGCCATTTGCAGCATCACTAGTATCAATATCAAATGTAGCAACAACCTCGGTTGAAGCAGAAGAATCTTTTAGTTGTGCAACATACGATCTTGCAGAAACATTTATTGCAGAACTATTTGAATCTTGAAGCGTAACAGAGTGAGTATAAGTATCACCCTTGTAAATATTAATGTCTCTTCTTGCAGCCATTACAAACCTCTAAATTAAGTTTATCAGCAATCACCCTATAGCATAAACAGCGACAGTGCTAGATGCAGTTACAACCTCAATAGTGTTGTAATCACCAGCGATCTCAATGTAATTATGAACATGAGATTGAGCATCAGGAAGCATAACAGAATGCTTACCATTCAATTTAACTTCAATCCAGTGGTTAGTGTCCTTGTTTACAACGTAAATAGCATAAGTGTGATGACTTATAGTTTCCACACCATCAGCATCAGTCAACTCTGTGTTTGAGTACACAATATGTCCGTCAATCATTATTTCCTCCATTATCTTGGTTCTCTCCACGCTCAGCTTGGTCACCACTGTCTCTAGGATCAGTGGAGCCTTCTGGCGTGTCCGCTCTGGCCCTTCTAGGCACTGCGGAAGCATTATTATCATTCCCCTCTGGAGCACCGGGACCATTGCTGCCCTGCTCCTTCTTCAACTTAGTTGGGAATGGTAGAACTTCGTCACCATCTGTTCTTTCAGGTAGACCAAGTTCATTACGAACTTCATTCGGGCTGACAACCTCGGTGCGAAGATACCTGTCGTAAATTCTTGATTGAATATCTTCATCAATAAGATCAATCCTGTTGAACTTAATGGTTACTAAGTCCGTGAACTCAGAAATAAGTCGGTTAATCTTTTTCTCAATAACAGATTGATCCGGACCAATAACCTGAGTCTTGAACGTCTTGTCAGCATCTCTAGAAACCGCAAGGTTAGCATTGTCATAGACACCTACCTTCGGGGCGGGAACCCTGTTAGCAACAAGAATCTCGTCCCTGTTTGACTTGCGGTACTTGTCAAACGAGGCATCCTGAATACCAGCCTCAAGCTTCTCAAACTTGATATCACTATCTCCACCAAGAGAAGCCGGAAGAGGCACAATAAGAGTACCGTGATTTCTTCCTTTAACTTCCTGACGGAAATAGTTAACAAGTTCTTGCTTTGAGCGCTGGCTTAGTTTTGCACCTTTGACAATAATTGCGTAGCGAGGGATAGCTTTGTTTTCGAAGTAATCAATGTTGTACTCTTTGGCAAACTTATCTCCTACAATTGCAGCAGCCGCAGAAACAGATGACGGGATGCCATAATAAGTGTTGTTTGGTGAGTACGTCTTAAAGTGAATTACTTCGTTTGGATTTGGATCTGAGTTAATCGGATCTTCCATCTCGGTGTCTTGAAAGTTTTTAAAGAACACCGCTTGAATCTTGTTGCTTTTAGCGATCTGTACATAACCGTCACGATGACGGCGAACTCTCATAAGAGTTGCTGGAATATGACCAATATATCCAATCTGACCAGAGTTGTTTCTACCGATCTCAAGATAGCCATTGCCGGTAGTAAGAACATCAAGCCACACACGGGTCATGGTCTCAATAAATGTTTCTTCTTCATTAAAGTCTTCAAACTTTGTTTCAAGATCCTGACGAGCATCTTGAATAGCCTTCCTGACTCTAGCCAGCCTGTCAGCATTGCCTTGAGCCTTCTCAAGCCTTCTTCTAGACTTCAAAGTCTCTGGGAACGAGTACCCAAGACCAACCGTATTCATAACTCTCGCATTAATGGCAGCATTATGAATTGCACTAGAATCATAAAGTTCAGCGAGGGTATCTAGATCATAGGGAGGAGTAACAACGTCATAAAGCGAATAGCCATCAAGTTCTTCTGGATCAATGTACTTTGTGCTTACATCATCAACACCTTCATACTTTTTAGCAAGACGAGTAGCCCTCCTCTTCATTCGAGAAGAAAGAGAAGAATACTTAACTTTCTTAAAAGGATCATCAGTGACTTTCTTAGTTACAACTTGAGAGTAACTAATATCATCAAGAAAAACTTCCTGATTTTCTTCTTCTTCAATATGACTCATATTTGACCTCATCGACCTCTCCTGTTCAATTCCTTTCTGACAGCCGCCTCAATAACGTCTTCATAAGGATCTGGATTCAAACCCTGCTCAAATCTTTCTTTTTGATCATCTTGCTCAGAAGCAGTAACCTTTCTAGCCCCACCTACCCAAGTCGTGTAACCCTCATCGCTACCAGTCCAATACTTAGCAGCCTGAGCGACCTGTCTTTCAACTTCTTTGTCATTCATAACGCCTTCTGCACAAAGAACGCCGTCACCGTCAGAAAGCGGCTTTCCGTTCGGCATGATCCAAATACAAACACCGAACGCTCTTTCAGGGACATAAAGGTCCTTCTTCTTCACATAATCATCAATCATCTCAGACATCATACACCACTTGAGGTAAAAAAGCACAGGTAAACAGCGAAAAGCGTATCTAGTTGATACGCTTTTGCCATTTGCTCGGGGGGCAGGGTTCGAACCTGCGACCAATTGATTAACAGTCAACCGCTCTGCCTACTGAGCTACCCCCGAATAGGAATTCCATTATCATCAAATTCGCAGTTAGGCCCATCATATAACTCAAACACAACTTCTGGAGACTGCTTACAATACCCGCAGGTTCCGCCTCCAATCATTGCAGAATGCGCTTGAATCGGCCAGTCCCGGCAGCATCTTAATATGATAATAGAATTCATATTCATATTAGATCACCTAATCGGGCAGGCTCCACCTTCGCACTCAAGGTCTTCAAGTGAATACTCATTGATCTGATCTACAAAAGTGACATTCTTAATCTTAGACTTCATCTTTTCGTAAGAATCCATATCAATTTCTTCATAAGGAGCAAGAGCAAAACCATGATCGCTATGAAGCAAGAACGAAACAGACTTTAGCTTGTTCTTGTAGTTCTTCTTCATCCACTCCTGAATTTCAGGCAACTCTTCCTTACGGTAGTAAACCGTTACAGAAACATTGTTATCAGCCCACTCAGATTGAGCCTTAACAACCCACTCCAACTGCTGTACCGCAGTTAGATCCTTAGCAAGAGTTGCGTGCTCTGGTGTCTCGCAAGGGAAAGAAACGACACAAACCGTGTGGTTCTCCTTACCATCAAGACCAACATCGTACTGAACATCGTAGCCCTTGTCACGACAGTAGTTCACCAGTGGATCAGCGCTGCCCATGCGAACACGGCGGATGTAATACTGAGAATAAGCGGGGTGAATA